TTCAAACACGTCCAGTCTATTGATTAGCTTGTCCTCAAACCTGTCCAGAATCTGTTCTGAGGTTATCTGTAGGGCCTCCAGTAGGTCATCTGGATCAAAGGTTTTCAAGAGGCGTTCCTTAACTTCCTCTAGCGTTAGTGACATAACTAATCAACTCCTGTAGTGTCTCTATATTATACCATAGTATTCCCTCTTTGTCACACCATTGTGACATGGTCATTTTGGCACCTTTTCGTATTTTCTTGTTTGGCTGCATCAGAACAAAGATTAACTCTTGCCCTTCGGGGAGGCTGTCCCTGATGCTGGTGTATTTCTTCGTGTCTCCATCCCTGAAGTAACCCTTACACTCAATAAGGTATAGACCACTAGGATCAACGAAGTCAGGGCGGTAGCTACGAGAAATAGTGTAAGGAACAGTGAAAGGTTCATAGTTAAACTCCTTTAGTATTTTGGCGACATCTTCTTCAAACGTGCTTCTAAATGTTGATTTCTTGGACCTTCGGCTCATTATGCACCTCCGTTAAAAACCTTGGACCTGTAGAGTAAGAGAAGGCACGTAGACCCGGCCAACACTCTTTCTTATACGCACAGTACGAACAGCCTATATCTAGCTTCATGTTACCGCTCTTGCCGTCTGGCTTAGGCTCGTAGCAGTTTTCAGGAGGCTCTGGTTGCTTAACCATCTCTTGGACATGCTCAATACGGTCTGTGATGTCAAAGCCTATCTTCTCGTACACAGGAGCTTGAGTGTCCTCTTCGTTGTACAGTAGGTAGGTTAAGTGTCCGTTCTGTTTGTCCATCGCAAGCCATCCAAAACTTGTCTGGTTCTCTGCCTTTGCATATCCTTTAATTTGAGCGATGTATCCAAACGGATCATCGTAAGCCAGAGTGCCGTCTTTGAATTTCTTAAACCCATACGATGAAACACTTTTAACGTCCGTGACAACACCGTCAATTTTGCAGTCCATAGAACCCGTAATGCCGTTGATTTCACATTGCTTTTGTTCTGCTGTAACTTCATGTCCTGAGGCCCTCGTAAGGAATAACAGTAGTTCTTCAATCAAATGTCCGTAGAGGAACTTAACCAGTGTGTGGCCTTGCATCTCTTCCGACTTCTTGACGTTATTGAAGTGGTTCCATAAGAACCTATCACGCTTACCAATGTTGGACATGCGTAGTTTACGTCCGTCAAAACGACGACCGCCAAACTCCTTACGCATCAAGTCCTTGACGTTTTCTCCAAACTGCTCAATGCACTCTTCGATGTCGACGTCTTTGTCTACTCTCTTAGTTTTAACAAGTTTGTAGATGTCGTCTACTAATGTGTATACATTTTTCATGCTAAGTCCAACCCTAGTTGTTTGTCGTTTTGTTCGTGATGGTTTACCCAGTATAGTTTACGTGATGTTGGATTAAAAGACAAGAAGACAACCCCAAGTTTTTTCTGAAGAGGGGTACGACTAGTCCCTATTCTATGTGGGTAACCCTCTCTATAGTCTCTTAAAGTTGTCTTAACGTCTACTAATTTCACTTCACCGTCCTTAAAAGCAACTAAATCTATAGGCCCTGTACAACCAGCGTTTAGGAACACTTCGTAACCGTTGTCCCAGAGCCAAGTAACTGCGTAGAACTCCGCAAAGTCTCCTTTTCTGTTCCTATTCATTTCCATTAGTGTGTCTCCGCCCATGTTGTACCAACTTTGTATTCTCCATCAAGGGGACATCTAAGGTTGTAATGAATGCCTGACGCCTTGAGGCACTCAACTGCAAGCCAACCGAATTTCTCTGCTTGGTCTGCAACCACTTCCGACTGTACTTCATCATGAATGTTTCCTATGAACTTGTAGTTAAGTTTCCACTGCTGTGCGTAGTCGTCCAGTATGACTAGGGCCTTCTTCATCACGATAGCTCCTGCCGCCTGTAGCAACGTATTCAGTGCAGCATGTTCTGATCTGACTCTAAGTCGTCGTCCATCGAGTCCTGTAAGATAACCACGCCCAGCTGCTCTAGTAATGCGTTCTCGTAAACTTTCAAGAGAAGGTGTGTTTCGTAAAAATCGTTGTTTAAGAGTTCTGCCGTCTCTTGCAGTGCCTCCAACGATAGTTCCGATTTTAGCGTCTCCGGCTCCGTAAAGGAAAGCGTAGATGAAAGTCTTAGCTTGAGGTCTTGTTTCAAGTCCTGCAGCCATTTGATTTCTGGTGTGAATGTCTTCTCGAAGTAGGACATTAGTAAACTCCTCGTCGTCCATGTAATGGGCCAACATACGCAGCTCAAGGCCACTGGCGTCAAACCCGACTAACTTACTTTCTTGAGGTACAGTCCAACAAGAGCGGCACTCGTGTCCGTACAGGCTGTGACTTGCCGGTACTTGGGCCATGTTGGGGCTTTGGTGTGTCATTCGTCCAGTTACAGCACCGTTACTAATGACACGTCCATGCACCCTACCGTCGTCCTTAACAGCCTCTAGCCAAGAATGTACTTGCGCATATCGCTTTTGAAGAGTAAGGTACTCAAGAACTTTTCCTGCCTCAGGGACGTGACTGTTTTCCTTAAGCGTCTTTTCATCGACGACAGGCTTTCCACTTGGCGTTTCCTCGTTCCACTTTGCACCCTTAGTTGCAAGTCGTGCTGCAACCTGTTGTCTGGACCCGACATTGAAAACTGTAACTTTGTCTTTAAGTCTTTTCCCTGTCTTTTCAGAAATCCTTTCTTCGACAATGGGCGGGAACATCTTTTGTAGTTCGGCTTCAATTTCATTCATACCCTCTTTAAATGTTGCACATAAGTCTCTAGCTAACTCTTGGTCAAGTACCCATCCATTGCGCTCCTGTTGTTGTACTGCGTACTGAACTTTATGCTCAAGGTCGATTGATTCCTGTGAAAAGTCGGTCATGTCGGTAACAAGCTTCTTATGCACAGCTTCAGTTACTGCTACGTCCTGTATACAGTAGTCAATCATTTCCTGTGACAGTCTAGACCAGTCGTCATGGTCACCCTTTGGGAAGCCTAAAGTTTCACCCCAAGCCCTTAACGAGTGTCCACCCAGTCTACTTGGGTCAAACAAACGTGACAACACCAGAGTATCGACTATGCGCTCAGAGGCCACAGAAAGCCCCCAGAGACGTTTTAACACTGGGAGGTCATAACCTATCAGATTATGTCCACAGACGCTTACAGAGCCTTCTAGAGCCTTTCTGAGCGATCTTTGGTCCAGATGCACCTCAGTTTCACCATTCTGCCGTGTCACAACGCACCAGATGGTGTCTGGGTCTAAACCGTTGGCTTCTAGATCAAGGTAAATCAAAAGTCGTCCCCTATCTCAGGGTTAGCTGCTTCGATCATTCTACCTGTAGTCCTGTCGTACCGTAAGTAACAAGCGGGTCCGGTTTCGCCAGTGTAACGATTCTTTAGGACACGAACAGTAGTCGTATTCCGTATGTCTTCGTTAGCGTTCTGCTGGTCACGTTCCATGCCTATTACTATGTCTGACAGTTGTGCGATTGCCTGTGAACCTCGTAGTTCACCCAAGGATATCTGAGCACCGGCCTCGTGTGCCTTAACTTGTGACCGTCTGAGGTGTGACACGAGGAACAGAGTAATCCCTGTCTCTGCCACAAGCGTACGTAACTTGGTCATTATTTCATCAATGGCTTTTCGTTCGTCTCCGGACTCTTGGGAAGACACGACGATGGACAGGTGGTCCAGTACGACATACCGGCAGTCCAAGGCCTTTGCCATGTAGCGAACACGGGAGAGCAGGTTATCTGCTGAAGTGGACCCCCAATGGTCGAATAGGTAGTAACGTCCTGTTCCCAGTGTGGCTTCCCAGAAGGGCCGTAGCTGGTCCACTGGCGTGTCCTCTTCCAAGTGTAAGGGCCTATTTGCCGCCACCGACATGATACCAAGACTTGTTCGGGCCACGTCTTCTTCGAGGGCCAACACCCCAATATTTCCTTCACATCGCTGTAGAAGGTCATGCTCAATTTCTCTGATGAACTGTGACTTGCCCATACCACTACCGCTGGTGATCGTAACGAGTTCATAAGGCCTATGCCCCCTAGTTATATCATTAAGGCCCTCCCAAGGGTACGGTACCGACTTAACTTGACGTTTCTCCACTAGCTTGTCCCAAGTCTCCGTACCTGCAATAATGCCGTCAGGCCGGTAAACCTTGGAGTTCCACCAGAGCTTAGTGAAGTCCTTGACCTGATTAGCCATAAGCATATCCGAAGCGTCCTTCACGGGTAACTTACAGATCTTTAACTTATTAGGACTAAAGAGGTCTTTTACTTGTTCCAGTGCAGCTTCACCGGCTTTGTCGTTGTCGAAGCACAGTACAATGTTGCTGTACCCTTCGAGCCACTCAAGCTGCTCCTTCATCTCCTTAACAGCATTGGACGCACCGTTGCGTAGCGAAACGACGTCGTAGGACGTCTTACCTAACATCTCGTACACTGCTAAAGCGTCCAACTCTCCTTCGGTAATCGTCAGGAACTTGTTGGAGTTACATTGTTGTTGACCAAAGAAGCCAGCCTTGGTCATGTCACCAGTGGCGTGGAAGTTTTTAGTCTTAACATGTCGTACTTTAGCAGCCACGACGTCCTTAGAGTCTAGCTCGTAGTACGGGTAGTAGTGCTTCTCTACTTCACCGGTTGACGAGTACTCCACGGTCACACCGTAGCGAGCACAGGTCTCCTTAGAGAGGCGTCGTTGGGGTATATTACTAACCACACCGTACATCTGCAATGGTTTTGCTTTTGGTAGTGGGTTTTGCTCCACATTACCTCCGTTGATATGGTAGTTACAATTGACGCCGAAGCAGTGCTGGCCTCCGTCGTCGTAAATAGCAAGGGCATCCGAAGACTTACACTTCGGACACCCTTCGTGACGTAGGAAGTTAGCCATTAAAAGTCGTCGTCGAATGCCGCAACTTCCGCTTCTTCTAACACCTTGATTGCCTCAAGGTAAGTCGACACGCCATGCACTGGATGTGCTTCTCCCAACTTGTACTTTAAGCGTACCCGTGAATTGTAAGGTACTTCCCCATTGTAAGGGGTGCCTTCCAAGTCAATGGTGCGAATGTTGTACTTTGATTTGAACTTCCGTTGCTTTGCGCCTTGGTAGTCCTTGATTTTAACACCACTGGCGGCCAACGTCGAAGCGTCGTCCTCGTCCAGCGTAACAGTGATAGAGTACTGGCCGGTGTCTTGGCCGTTGAACACGTCATGCTGAGTGATGTTGCTAAAGTTTACAATGCCTTCTACTACTGCCATTTGGAATAATCTCCATTAGTTGCTTTGGTTTAGCTCTGAATTGTTCAGAACATACTATTAGTATACCATACTGTTTAATCGAAAGCCAATACAAAGTTGCCCTCTGGCGGTATACTTGGGTCGTTGTCAATGTACTCGTAGGAAAAGAAGGACACCCGTGCCGCACCAATGGTGGTTTGTTCCTCGAACCCTTGGAACATTACTGTTTGATTTAGGTAACACTCTGGCATTCTCTGGAGTGTCTCTAGTAGTTGTTGATAAGTCATGCGTCACCCTCGATCTCTGGTAATTCGTCACTAGCTAAAAACAATATCTTGTCCAGTGTGGACTTGGTCATTACCACGTTCCCACGGTCGTCTAGAGACAGCTCTAGGTCTTTACGTAGCACGAAGGGTATACCACCCCAAGGGTCAAGCCGCATGATGTCGTTGGTCACTGCACGGGCTTGTGTGTAGCCTAAGCAGTAGATGGAGTAGTCGCCGCCATCAACCACGTATATGCTCTTTTCGTCGATTGCCATAACTTAAGTTTCTCCTAAGGTTACTAATGTAGTGTCGTCTTTGGTTAACTTCTTCAGTATGTCCTAAGTATACCTTAGGAGAGGGTACCATAAGTGTCGTCATTTGTAAATAACCCATTTGGGTAATCTTGCACAAAAGTATCTGAATCTAGCTCCACAGAATAACTAGCAAGTAAACAATTACTACACATATCAAGAAAGTCATTATTTGGTCCTTTTTTGGTTAATTCGGAATCTTCCAGTATTCTATCACAAGCTTTACAACGCATCTCGCCAGTCCTTCCCATGTAAGTTAATAAGTAGTTTCTCAAGTATCCTGTAGTCGCATGAAGAAAAACGTCGTCGACAATCCAAACGAAACATCTCTGTTTCATACTCCACTAGGTGTTCAACCATAGCGTTTTCTAAGGGGTCTATAGTAGGGCCTGAGACGTCGTCTGAGCCTTCGCAATACCCCTGTTCGTATTCATTTAAGGTCACGTTTTCTTCTCCTTATCAGTTCCTTACGGTCCTTATCGTTTATCGGTACATCATAGGGCCTTATCAATGCTTCGATGATTATTAAGAAAAACCACGGAACCAGTACAATAGCAAATAGTAAAATTAAAGGCCCTAAAGTTTCATAAAACCCCATTGTAGGCTTTCTCCATCCGTCTGCACAATTCGTCTATGATCTTCTGCTCTTCCTCTTTCCAAGCTTCAATATCACACCGGTCTACTTCTTCCGGTGCTTCTAGAGCGTCGTAATATTCGTCATGTGCAATTTCCCATGATTCTCTAGGCATCGTTGTCCGCTCCTATGTAAATCCAAAGTGTGAGCACTATGGTGCCCGTTACAACTACAAACAAGCCGAATGTTTCCATCAGTCAAACCTCGCTATTTTTTGGTTTCCTTTGTTGTCAGTAAGCCCCACGATTGCGTAAGGATAGACCCACAGAGTGTACCCTAGTTTATCAATACGTGCAATAGGGTCCAAAGGGTCATCTTCGTCGTTGTCTGCTACGTATTGCCCGTCTTCCGCCACAGTCCCTTCGAAAGGGTGTCTGAAACCGCCATAGTAATAGAGGTCGTCCATTTTATCAGCCACGGACTGTATGGGCTGGTCTTTAATGTAAAGAGACCGCTCGAAGAAATGCGGTATCAGTCCAAGGGCCTCAATAGAAACCCTGTCGTTTAGTACTTCTATTTTCATTTTTACCTTCCTTTTTATCAATGTAAACAAATACAGGCGTAAGGATACCACACGCCACTATTAGAAGCACAACGTCCCACCACGGCTGCCACTGTTCAAACATTATGAAACCTCGCCTTTGTAATTAAACATCACTTCGCTACCGTCTGAAAACCTTACGCAAGTAAAACTCCCGTAAAAAGGATCTGCATCAAAAGGATTTGGCCTATGCGTCCAGACGTCCGCACCAGCGTCGAAATGCCTAACCGTGTCGAAATGACACTCCCTCTTCAAATCCCGTCGATTATCGTCGCACCATTTAAAAAACAATTCTACCTTATCCATTACGCCGCCCTCGCTATGATGTCACGTTGTCGTTTTGCCATGCTCTTACCATGTCCAATGTAACACACTACTGCCACGTCCTTAGACCAGCACGCTCTACAAGGCCCACATTTGCCCTCTCGCTGATATGCTTCACACACTAGGGCATCACTAGGGGCATTGTCTAACGTCGCTATGGTGGACGTTTGGGGGCCTTCTACGGTGTCCCCTGTAATGCTGTCGGACGAATACCGAACCACTACGTTTGCCAGTGCTGACATTTCAGCTAAGACAGGACCAAACTTTGCAAACTTGTGCATTCGAGTAGGTAGCCAATGGTTACACCAAGGCGTACGCTTCATAACCTCAAGGATCTTAAACGCAAGGCGAACGTCGTATACGTCGCCACTGTCAAACCATCGGAAGTACCGGTCGTTGTCTAACTCTGCCACCATGTCGTCGACCCATTCGGACCGCTTCCAGTCTTCCCGATTGTGCTCTCGTGGAGCCTTGACGTTCTTAAATCGGTAGTTGCCCGTCGTGGCATAACATCCACTACAGGCGTCGACTAGCGACCCGTCACGCTTCTTTGAACCGGGGCATGTGTCCAGCGCTTGCAGTGACCACGACCGACCCGGCATTTTTGAGGCCTTTGACAATTTGAGCATGATAAACTCCTTAATAGAATCAACAAAGCCCACAGCGTATACCATGGGCTTACTTGAGTCTACTAATTAATAATCGTTGGCGTAAGGGTCGTATTCTTCGATGCCTAACGCCCTATAAACCAAGGCCCTTTCAGCAGCGCTTAGGCCATAGCTTCCGTTTTCGTCGTACCCTTCCCAGTCTTTCACTGACTCTTCAAGCGTACATTGATACCTTGCGGAGTACTCTATGCAGTCGTTAGCGATGTCTAAAATATAAGCCATAATGTTACCCCCTCAAGTTTTTTCCGTGCTCGTTGCCCATGAAAGCCCCAAAACTAAAGGCCCATAAGATGGTGAAGAATATTGCAAATAGTTCCACGGTTTACCCCTTTTCGGTTGTCTGATACCACGAAAACCCCGCACTTGGCGAGGTCTTGTGAAGCTTGAGGGTTTAACGGTCGTCGATGCTGACGCCCATGCCACGGCTTTGTTTATGCTCTATGTAGAGAGACCATAGACCGCCCGAAAGCTTATGGAAGCATTCCCCTTGGCTATAGCTGAATGGTCGCTTTAAAACCTTACGCTTGCGGATGATGATGCTTCGGCCAAATACTGTTCGGTTAGTTACGTTTTCCATGATGCTTACCCTCCTTGGGCTTTTGTTTGCCTTGGCTTGATTGCCTTGGCTTGAGTTCATAATGCCACAGTGACGCCACAGTGCAACATTTATTTTGTGTGAATATTTACATTAATTAATTCTTGACTGCTTTTATTGTCTTGTGTTACTCGCACGTGCACACGTTATGAAAGGTCATAAGGGTCCAACATAAGTCCACACACTTGTCAACCCCCAAAGTGTAAAAACTCGAATAAACTTTAGTTGGTCTTATGGCATGGCCTCAAGTTTAAACCCCGTGACGGCGATTCTACGGCCTCTCAGGACCATGTGGATAAACCTGTGGATAACTTGAGGTGCTCCTGTGGATAACCTGTGGATAACTTCAGGGTTGTGGATAACTTATGCACAGCTTATGCACAACCTGTGGAAAACCTGTGGATAACTTGGGGCGGGGGAGGGCTTATGTTGGTAATTATTTTTACTGTTGCTACCTGTGCACAAAATAAGTCAAAATTAGGAAAATTAAGGTAATATTAAACATGTGTAACTGCTTGATTTTACTTGACTTTGAGTATTCCCTGGATTTACTCTTAAAATAGCTTGACTTTTGTGAAAACTTGTGTTATACTATTGTTGTAATCAGGGATAATTTATGTTATGACCGACGTTGTTAAAAAAAGAGGTCGTGGCAGACCCCGGAAGTCAGAAGTAGCCGCTGTAAAGCCCGGAAACAAGGGTGTAGTAGGCCGACCCAAGGGTGACGCAGCGATAATCAATGAATACAAGGCACGTATGCTGGCTTCTCCGAAGTCACGTAAGGTACTAGAGACTATTTTTGATGCTGCTTTAGATGATGACCATAAGAATCAAGCTGCTGCTTGGAAACTTGTGATGGACCGTATACTACCTGTAGGTGCTTTTGAAAAAGACGTCGTCAAGGACAGTGGCCGTAACGCTATACAAATTAATATTACTGGTGTTGGTACTGCAGAAGTGACAAACCCCAACGACATTATCGAAGGAGAAATCATAGATGGCTCTTAAGTACTTCACCAGAGAAGAGTTCTCTTGTCAGGAATCAGGCACCAACAACATGGAACAAGAGTTCCTAGAGAAGTTAGATGAGTTAAGGGCATACTGTGGATTTCCTTTCTTCATTACTAGTGGATACAGACACCCGACACTGCATTCAATAGAGCGTAAGAAAGAGGTTCCCGGAACACATGCCCAAGGGATCGCAGCGGACATAAAAATAACAAACGCTGCGGATCGCCTTAAGTTTGTCAACCTTGCTCTTAAACTAGGGTTTACTGGTGTAGGTGTTGCTTCTGACTTTGTCCATGTTGACACTCGTGGTACTACTCCTGTGATGTGGGTCTACTAATGCTGTATACAAAAAACAAGAACCTAACGGACACCAGTACGCAAGAAATTGTTACTATTCCTGCTGGGTACGTAGCACACTGGAGCATGGCTTTTGTTGCTAACCTTCACAACTCAACGAACAGTATCACGTTGTTTGTAGACAAGCCTAGCCCAACAGCAGACGTGTATATTTACAACGGTACTAACATATCGTCTAAAGAAAACCTTTTGATTGACGGTAATGCGGTGTTTGTACTACAACCGGGAGACATTATTAAGGCGTCTACAAGTGGTTCAGGAAATGTAGAGGTAGTAGTTACCTTTGACTTATTAGAAGCACCGACGGTATTTAATAACTTCAATGGGTCTTAATAGTTAACTATGTTTGTTATTATAGGTGCTGACTGGTGTATGGGCTGTAAGGCCTTAAGAAAAAAACTAATGGAAAAAAATATTGACCACCGTTATGTCCAAATACCACCGGGGCCTACAGGGTGGGACATGGTAGAGTCCTTAACAGGACGTAGAGCAGTACCTGCAGTACTACATAAGTTTGATAATTTAAATAAAGTTAACGAGTTGTTAAACGACATCGACTTACCCACAAAAGAATTAACTGAAGACGAGTTGGACGAACTTGACTGATCTTAATATAGAACTACTGCCTTGGCAGCAAGATGTCTGGGCAGACGAAACCAGATTTAAAATAGTAGCAGCAGGACGACGTACTGGTAAGTCCAGACTAGCTGCTTGGATGTTAATTGTTAACGCACTACAGGCAAACAGAGGCCATGTATTTTACGTCGCACCTACTCAGGGACAAGCCAGAGACATCATGTGGCAAACGCTCATGGAACTGGGACACCCTGTTATTGCTGGTAGTCATATTAATAATCTGCAAATCAAGTTGGTCAACGGAGCAACCATTAGCCTCAAAGGCGCTGATAGACCAGAGACAATGCGAGGTGTTAGCCTTAAGTTCTTGGTGATGGACGAATACGCCGACATGAAGCCAGAGGTATTTGAGCAGATCCTGAGACCTGCTTTGGCTGACCAAAAGGGCTGTGCGATGTTCATTGGGACACCAATGGGCCGTAACCACTTTTATGAATTGTACAAATATGCGGAGTTAGATGATGACCCTACGTACAAAGCTTGGCACTTTACGTCTTACGATAACCCTATCTTGGACCCGGACGAAATCAATATTGCTAAAAGGTCTATGTCTTCTTATGCGTTCCGTCAAGAGTTTATGGCGTCGTTTGAAGCTCGTGGGTCAGAAATGTTTAAGGAAGACTGGGTTAAGTTCAGCGAAGACGAACCAGAAGTAGGGGATTACTACATTGCAGTTGACTTGGCTGGTTTTGAAGAAGTCAACAAGAAACGAACAAAGAATAGCAAACTCGATGAAACAGCCATTGCTGTCGTCAAAGTTAGTGAGCATGGTTGGTTTGTTGATAATATTATCTACGGACGCTGGAGCCTTAACGAAACGGCAACCAAAATATTTCAGGCCGTTAGAGACTATCGTCCCGTATCAGTTGGTATCGAAAGAGGTATTGCTAAACAAGCTGTAATGTCTCCTCTTACGGACCTACAAAAGAAGTACGGTACGTTCTTTAGAGTAGAAGAGTTAACACACGGTAACAGAAAGAAAACTGACAGGGTTATGTGGGCGTTACAGGGCAGGTTTGAAAACGGCTACATTACATTAAACAAAGGGGAGTGGAATAGTAGATTCTTAGACCAACTGTTTCAGTTCCCTGATCCATTAACCCATGACGACTTGATTGACGCCTTGGCGTACATCGACCAGTTAGCTAATGTGGCTTACGACTACGATTATGAAATCGAAAACCACGAAATCTTAGACGTAGTAGCGGGATACTAATATGACTGATTTATATGAACAAGACCCACTGATGATTGAAGAAACGATTGAAGACTGGGTCATAACTAAGTGCGAGGACTGGAGAGATTACTACGAAAGCAATTATGAAGCAAGATTTGAAGAATATTATAGACTCTGGCGTGGTATATGGGATCCTGCTGACAGTGACCGTAAGTCTGAGCGCTCCCGTATTATTTCTCCTGCATTACAACAGGCTGTTGAGTCCAATGTAGCGGAACTAGAGGAAGCGACGTTTGGTCGTGGAAAGTGGTTTGACGTTAGTGACAACATGGGTGACACACAACCCCAAGACGTACAGTTCCTACGTAACAAGCTTACGGAAGACTTTGAAGACTGTATGGTACGTAAGGCTGTAGCAGAGTGCTTGATTAACTCTGCAGTCTTTGGTACAGGCGTTGGTGAAATAATCATTGAAGAAATGAAAGAGATGGCCCCTGCCACCCAGCCCATTATGGATGGGGATCTTCAGGCGGTTGGTGTCACTATCAATGATCGGGTCAAAGTAAAGCTACGCCCCGTCCTACCTCAAAACTTTTTGATTGATCCAGTTGCTACGTCTATTGATGAAGCCCTAGGTGTTGCTATTGATGAGTTTGTACCTCTACACCAAGTAGAGCTTCTACAAGAGCAAGGTGTCTACCGTGACGTGTACGTAGGTTCTGCTGCACCAGATACGGACCTTGAGCCTGACCAAGACATTACAATCTACAACGACGACAAGGTTAGGTTGACTAAGTACTATGGTTTAGTGCCACGAGAGCTTCTAGATTCCGCTATGCGGGACGAAGACGAAGAAGAGGTACTAGAGCAAGAGTCTGAGTCAAAGTACGTAGAGGCCGTTGTAGTGATCGCTAACGGTGGTATACTACTTAAGGCTGAAGCTAACCCCTACATGATGCAGGACCGTCCTGTAGTAGCGTTCCCTTGGGACGTAGTACCCGGACGCTTCTGGGGTCGTGGCGTGTGTGAAAAAGGTTACAACAGTCAGAAAGCACTCGACACCGAACTACGTGCTCGTATTGATGCGTTAAGCCTTACGATACACCCAATGCTTGCTATTGACGCTACACGCTTAC